TTATTCTATCCATTTATCATCGAAATATTCGTCCACAAATTCATCTATTGTTTCGCAGTGTTCTGGTTCTTCCTCGAATGGATTTTCTGCAGGTATATGTTCTTCACTCCATTTCGTGAAATTATGAATCTGAATATGTCTTATATCATAAAAATCGATTTCTTGTTCACCAATTAGAACAACATCAAACTCAGCCATTCCACGAAAAACTCCGAACACATGAGGTTTTACGCGATCATATTCATCTAATGAGTTCAGCTGAATTTCTAGTACCTTATTTTGTTTAATTGAGCGATCTAAAAAATATTCTATTTGGTTTTGGGATTGCTGTGGTAGTCTCTCAATATTTCGAGCGTGATATTCATCAGTACTCTTTATTGCTTCTGTTAGCTCCCCTAATGGAAAAGCTGTAGGCCATTTCAACTCAAAAGGACGGTCAACATAATCGTTATACGGTTTAAACTCTTTTTTAGTTCGTCTCACCATCTGATACACTCTCCTATCAGAAACATTATACGAACGTTTGTTCTTTTTTTCAAGATAGGAATAAAAAAGATTCTTAAAAATATTGGCTATGGCAGAGCTAAAGTATTTTGGTTAGTTAGAATAAAAAACAACAGTCTTGTAACTCTATACAAAACTGTTGTTTTTTATTATTAAATTTATTTACTCTACTATTTTTCTTTTTTGTTTCTAAAAATAAGATACATAACTACACCAATTACAAAAACAAGGATAGCGGGTATTCCGTAAAGTAACGAAGCTTTAACAAATCCGTTAATTTCTTCTACATTAAAGTTAGATTCAAAAGTCTCTATATATTCTCCTAATATAAAAATAAATATAAAAGAAAAAACTAAAGAAAACAGAGTTCTATGACGTAAAAATACACTATGTTTGCATTCAGTTCCTTTTTCATAACAATTGCAGGAAGTTAATTTTCTTCCTGTCAATCTTGCAACCCATTGGAGTAATCCAAAAATTAATAGGCTTAACGACATCATTATCCCTGAGCCAATAATTAAAACTCTCCCAATTGACCATGAATCACTCAATTTCACAACAGCTTCCGATAACCCTTGAAATCCTCCAAATAAACCAAAAATTAAAGCTGAAAAAATTCCCAATATAGCAATAAATTCAGTATAAATTGAACCTTTAATATTCTCTATTTTATCTAACTGTTTCTCGGTCTCTTTTAACTGTTCATCTGCTTTATCTATATCAGATTGGAGTAAAGCTAACTGTTTTTTAATATCTATTTGACTTTTTTCATTATCTTTTTGATTTTTCTCTGTTACTTCTTTTGTCATATCAAGTAAACTTTTTAATCTTTTAGACTGTTCATACAAAGAACTAACAGCTTTTTTTGTACTTTTAGTTTGTAATTCAGCCTCTTCAGCTGCTTCTTTAGCCTTATCACTAACTTTCATCATAAATTCTTTTTGCACTTTTGACAATCTATAATGGTTTATAAACTTTTGACAAAAAGAATCGATTACATCAAAATCAGGTTCACTACAATTTTTTTTCAATAATTCTAGATTTATTAAAAGCACTTCATTTTCTTCATCTTTTATTTCAGTGTTGTCATATACATGCTTAGCTATTCTATCATAAGGGAACTCTTTAATTTGTCCTTCGTCACTAAAAAAACGTACTATTAGCCTGCCAGTTTCTTTAAATTCCTCTTTAAGAGAGGAATCATCAAGTTTTTTTTCTTCAAAAAAAGTATCAATTAATGATTCTTTTATGCTTGTTTCCATAATTGAGCACCTTTATTTTTACTAAAAAAATTTTTAATTTCTTCATTAGTGTACTTAATTCCTTGTTCACCAGCATTAATTCTACTTTCTTCATTCTTCCATATAGAATGTCCATGGGTCTCGTTTACCAGTTCAAATCCTGTATAATCAGACAAGGAATTCACTACCTCATTTATACTATTCCTATCATCTTGTTCTATAAGTTCTGGGCTGTATTCTTCCTGTACATAGCGTCCTAAAAAATTAGCTTTCTCATTAACTCGAGCCTTTCTTAAAATAGGACCTATATCTGAAATGCCTATGTTACCAGCTCCATTATTTTTGTATTCATGATAAACAGTTGGAACTACAGGACCATACTTCCACTTTTGTAATTCTTCGTCAATTAGAGGTTCATTTGTTTCGACTAAGCTTTTTGCTTGTAAGTAGTACATAACTTTTTGTAACTTCAAATTATTAATTTCAATATCATGTTTATTACAATAATCAATAATATAATCCGCAACATACATAGCTAGATATGGCTTACTCATAAATTCTCCTCCTTTCTACAATAGAATATTATCATAAAAATAGAACAAAACACAATATTATTTCATACTTTTATAACTTTAACTAACCTTTTCATATCATATTATATACTCCTCTGCTGAGGGGTACGATACTAATATCTAATTTCCCATATATATGTACCGCCCCTCACTAAAGATGGGGCTATTTTCAATAGTTCAATGTTTGGCCAGGATAAATTAAGTTAGGATTAGCTAATCCGTTCCGTTGTGCTAAAGCTTGATAAGTCGTGCCAAGTTTAGCGGCAATACTTGATAAGTTATCACCCAACTGGACTGTGTAAACATTACTTGTTGCTGACCCATTGACTTTCAAAACTTGACCAGGATAAATAAGATTTGGATTAGCCAATCCATTTAATGCCGCTAACGTTTGATAGTCTGTGCCAAGTTTAGCGGCAATACTTGATAATGTTTCGCCATGTTGAACTATGTGTATTGCTTCTGGCTGTTTATCAGGAACAACTGTTGCATCTGGCAATAATTCAATATCGCCTTTACTAATCCATGACAAGATGCCTTCTAGCAATACTCTGCTTCCAGTTACTTCTTGTACTTTATAGCTGTTTCCTTTTACCCATTGCGGAATAGCTTCACCAGTTGCCCATGCATCTACATTAAATTTCACTTTGACGGTATCACCGACTTTAACTGCAGAAGTAGGTGTTTTATCTACTTCTTTACCTTCCTCAATTGCTGGTGTGTCCGTTTCTGGTTTGTCAGTAGCCGTATATCCGTTATCCGTAATTCCTGTTAAGTCTACGTTACCATCTAAACCGCCTGCAATATAAGTTGAGGTAAATTGCCAAATTGCAATACCATCCATACTTGGAAAATAGTTATACAATGGTTCTGGCGTTACCTCATAACTGGGATAGGCAGCAATCCATAAAGAATTAGGAAACTCTTTAATAATTCGCTGATAGTCCACGTATTGCAACGTAAAAGGTTTATAGCTGTAATACATTGGCGTGTACCCTGCTTGTTTGATACGGCGCATACCATACAAAATCGTTTCTGTATTTGCGTTTACATCAGAACTAGCGCCATGTTCAAAATCTAATGCAACGATGGAATTTTTAGGCGTTTGGATGCGTGGCAAGAAATAATCCATTGTCGTTTTGGCAATGTCCATGCTACCGAACGTATCGTACCAGATATAAGTGTGCGCTCGTTTTCCTTGAGCAATGGCACTTGCTACTTGCGTTTTATAAGTATACTGTTCGTAAATACCACTAGCATTGTAGCCACCAATTTGAGCGATAGTAAATTTATCATGTGCATAGCCAAAGCGACCTTGTTCACCTTGATAAATCGCCCAATCCACACCTTGGTCTCCTTTTGCGGCAAATACAGCTGTAGGCATAAAAAACAGAGCGACAAGCGCTCCTGCTAAAATTTTCTTTTTCATTTAAAAACCTCTTTCCTATTTTTTAAACAAAAAAAGAAACGACACAAGCCGCTTCAATTCTTGTCTTTATTTCGTAATTGAATAAAATAATCCTTTAACTTTTCTGGTAAAGGAATGAATTCCAATACATTCTCGCAAAATGAAATGCCTTCATTTGCAATGTAAAAAATAATCACCATTTCCCTAATAGGAATATTATTCCCTACTATACTTTCAACTTTCACAGAAACTGCCACTACAAATAAAATCATTACTTTTTTGGCGATTCCCAACATACCTATTTTGCTTGATAGTGATTTAGTAGCGATTGCTTTAAGCCAACCTGTTACAAAATCAACAATCATCAAAAATAACAAAACATCTAGCAACTGATCCATTCCCCCAAGAAAGCTAACGCAAATACCACCTACAATACTTGCTGCAATTGATAGGTGGTTAAAATATTTTTCCACTAACTCACCTCCCACTTATGTCTACTTGAAACATATTAGATACTTTTCACTTCTTTGATAGATAATGAAGCAATCTGTGTTCTAAATAAACTTTTGTTTGGTCGACTCTCTAATTCAAATCTTAGTGAATCCCCAGCCTTGATTGTTAGAGTTTTTTCTCCCCCAATCGTTGTTGACACATTGATTGCTGTGTTTGTCGGAGTACCGTATTGAATCATGTGATCATTAGAAGCGCCCCAAAATATTTTAAAATAAGCGTAATCTGTTCCAGAAGAGTTTCCATGAAACTTCGCTGAACCACTAACATGAATCGTTGTTGTTTTAGTAAAAGTTAATTTCTTTTTATCAGCGCTAATCGAAAATGGTAAATCTTCTGGTTTATGATATTTATCAGTAGCAACGATACTGCCGATAGGATACTGGAAACCTGTATTGACATCACTACTATCCTCTGCTCTTCCAAAATAGACTTCAAATGGTTGTTCATTATCTGAAAGAAGTTTATTCCATGGTGTCCACGTGGCAGGGCTCCCTTGTCTGCTACGGGTGTATGTTTCACCTTTATACATATACGTTTGACTTACAAATGTATTATCAGCATAAACAACTAAAGCACCATAAGTTGCACCCGAATAAGGTCTATTTGCGCCAGAAGCACCGAAGACGGTGTAAATTCCTTTGTCTAAAATTTCATCCCAGTCCTGTGCCTTAATAACGGTTTTCTTAGAAACCAGTGCGCCATTTTCTAAAGCATCCGTTATTTCGCTAAAGTTTTCGTTCAGCATGACTTGATAGTCTGCATCACCTTTTTTAAATGTATACATTCTTTTCCTCCTTAATACCTAATTTCTATAACTTTGTATGCTTCAATAAAACGAATAGTTCTATTATCTATTTTGGTTACTGTTGGATTTACCAGTTTAAAGTTCATTGGTACTTTAACTTTAAAGCTGAATAAATCAAGATATTCTACACTGTGAGGAATCTTTTTCACATTGCTACCACCTAGACCTATTGGCTCATTAGCTAGCCCTGATAGGCCAATACCGTATTCCCAATACAAAACTTGTACACTAGGATAGCCGCGTAAATCATGCACTATAGTCGGCAGTTCCTCAGTAGCCTTCATTTCATTGATTTGATTCTGTAGATTTGATGCTTGATTAGCATCTAGCTCATTTTTTAAAGCCGCAAACCATTCATGAATCAAAACATCAAAAGCATTTACTTTTCCATTTCCTATACGGATTATCTCTTCAATATTAGAATCCATATCGGTTTGTGCTTTTGCAACGTAGTTTTTAAAATCATTTAGGATTTTTTCATAACTTGTCTTGTTGGTTTCTACAATTTTTTTTAGCATTGCTTCATATTGTGCTTCTAATCCTGATACAGAAACATTGGCAAAAGGTGTTGAATAACCACAAACTTTTGCATCTGATCTCTTATCTGTGATTAAATCTGCAGTAATCGCCGAACTGTTCCTTGGTACTTTGACCGTTGCTAGTTGGATTTCATAAACTTCTGTTGAGCGCTCTACAGAGACATTGCCTTTTTTGACTGCTACATAAGCTTGTCTAGCGTTCAAGTCATGACGAACAACAATTGAATCTGTTCGATCTTGTGTTGAAGAAGCAATGTCAATAGGTACTGCAAAAGCAGACGTATTTATATATTGATAACCTTTTAAGCTTGCTGAACCTGCTTTTACAACAATTCTCATTCCAACAGAATCAGCTGCAGTCACTCTTAATGCTTCACCGACTGACATCATGACGCCATTGCGAAAGATATTTTCAAAGTATTTTGCCCAGTCTGCCGATGTATAAGCACGATCGTATGTGCCATCATCTTGCAAAACGGCATCATAAAATAAACTTAATTCCGCCAAAAATAACCACCTACTTTCCTTTTCTCTTGATTACATCAATAATTGTTTTACTTTGGTTACCGAATTCGCCGTCAATATGGTAGCCTTTCTCATCCCAAGTCTGAGTTACAGAATTTAGAACCACTGTATCTGAATAGCCAAAAGAAGAAATACGTTTTACACGATCCCCCAATTTATAATCTCGACCATAAACAAAAAGACTATCATTCAAATTGATAGTCCCATTCAATGCCAAAACTCTTGGTTGTTCAGTTAATTTTTCTTTTCCTCTTGATTGCAATGTGGCAATATATTGTGCATCTGGCATTTTTACATCATCAACAGTCTGTTGTAAGTCACGAGCATCGACGTATATTTCTTTTCGTTCGAGGCCACTCAAATTGTTATTTACTTGAGTATGCTTACGAGCTTTTCCTTCGCCTTCTCCATAAATAAGGGCTGTAGTCGCTTCATCATAGTTGTTCTTTTCTAATGATTCATTAGTAACATTTTCAAACTCTGCACTAAATTGAACTACACTAGAAACATCTTCACTTTTTCTAAAACGAATATTTGTTCCAACTTGGCCGTTTGATGTTGAACCAATACGCCCATTCGAGATAGGAATTTCGTCAAAACCAAAATTGTAACTTTCACACAGTCCCTCTATCTCTTCTTCAACATTCCCATAACTATTTTGATAACTAATGTTTGAACTAGTGATTGCTGGCGGTTGTTCTACAGATAAATAACTTATTTTTCTTTTTGCATCTGACGGAGAGACCACTTCGTTCCGTAAGTGATCGTAGCAAATCAGCTCTGGTCTTTTTGTTTGATTGTAAATTCGATAAACAATTCTCTTACCAGATTTTGCAAAAAGAGACTTCCCAGAAATTGTAATTAATCCACTGCTCAAATCATCGCAAATAATAGAATCAATATAGTAAAAGCAATTATTAATTAATAGCACTGTGTCTTCGTCCATTAATTCTTTTGGCATGTACTTTAAAAGAACAACCGTTTCAAAAGTATTGGCTGACTTGAAATTTTCTTTGATACTCATTGATTTCCATATGTCCAGAACTGCCGTTGACTCATAATCAAAGCCAGATTTTCTTCGGAACACCTCTACAAAAGGCAATGGCATAAAATCCATAGCTACACCCCGCTAACCAATGGTGTAAATTGCATTTCACATGTAATTCCATTTTGAGAATTGTTGGCCGCTTTTAGTTGTAAATAGTTATCTCCTTTAGATAATCGAAAGAAACTGCTACCCTCCATACGTTCTGGAACAGCATTAGTTTCTACTCCATTAACAATTTTTTTCGCATACAACTTTCCACGTACCGTTGAAAGTTCGAATCTTGTTCCAGGTTCAAAGGTTCCTTTAAATCCAAAGAAGGTTTGTTTTGTCACATCGTAAATCTGCGGATCAGTCACGGTTGTTACACATTTCATATGAAAAACTGCTCCAACCTGCACATCTCCATTGTTTACAATCTTTTCAATATTCCCTGATTCAAAGCGGCCAAACGTATGCTTCTCGCCTTGAACAAAAACCATTGGAAAAATAAGCGTTGGCTTTAATGTTGCCAAAGGAACCAGTGAGTTATAAAACGATACATCCCGGAAATAAGAATCGAATGCTTCAAACTGTAAAGAGAATAAGTTCCATTCATCAACCTTATAAGGATTATCCTCGTATAATTTGAAACTAGGCGCTTGGATTGGTAATACGTCGGTTTCATACTCCTTGTCATAGACTTTAAGAGTTAGCTTACCTGTTTGTTTTAGATCGATTTTTTGAATCATATCTCGGCGCAGCTGATAAATTTCTTCTTCTGTTTTTCCAATTAAAGTGCCTTCTAGCAACGGTTTCCGAGTGCTTAAACGGATTCCAACAACTTTTGCGCCGTCCTCTCCAAACACTTCTTCTGCTAGAACAACATTTTCTGGCGCTTCTAGACCTTCGACATTTTGCAAAAAATAAGGAGCTTCCTCATTAAAAACGAGTTGCTCCCCATTTTGATTCGTATAAACTAATTCTAGTTTCACTATTTAAACCCCCTAGCCAAGTCACGTAGTTGGCGTTTTGTTTCAATCGCTGTTTCTCTCGGTGTTTTCGTGTCAGCACCTGTGATATATTGTGTTACTTCCATGTTTTTAATATTTCCATCTTTCAAATAAGAAACCATTTCACGCATTAGAGAAGCAAGTTCGCTAAAATCATTTGATTCATGTGAATCTTGAACAGCAATTAGATTTTTAACAGCTGAAGAGTTTCTCGGAACACCCACGCCGTTTTCATAATGAGGAATTAGTTTCTTTGTTTCTGAAGCTTTGATTACTTTTGATCCTTTTGGTAAATCTGGTAAGAATACATTTCTACCTTCTGGTATGAAAGGCACACCACCTTTAGGAATTACCAATTCTTTGTAAGTGCGTCCTTTTTGGTCATTGACGATTGCCGGACCACCAATATGATTATTGGTTCCTGTTTCGAGTCCTAAAATTTTTGCTACGCCAGCGCCTAAATTAGCTACTACGTTTAAAGTTTTAGTAATTACCGAAGGTCCAGAATTAAAATCACTTACTGCATTTTTTGCTTGAGCTGCTGGACCGCTCGCTTGATCATTAGCCCTTAATAGTTTTTCTACTGGATTGTTTGCTGCGAAAATATTTAAGCTACTATTGCCACTTGAAGCTGCACCGACAACCCCACCTGCATTTCCTCGCAGGCTTTTCGTTCCCGGATTATTGGCATTGTAGGTGTTCAATGCATTGCCACCTTGTCGAGCTGCAGCTTGTGCATTTGAAGAATCTCCACGTAGTATTTTCTGTGCTGGATTGTTTGCGTTAAATGCATTTAAGTTTTGAATACCTACCTGTGATTGATTTGATACATTGGAAGCATCTCCGAGTAATTTTTTTAATTTTGGCTTTATTTGGTCATAAGTTTGCACGCTTAATGTTCCATCAGCTATTTTTGCTTTTAAATCTTCATTATTACCAAGCATTTTTTTTACTGGATCAGGTAATGAATTCCACGCATTCATACTTTCTTCTGATTTCATTACCTTTGTTAGTAAATCATCATTATTGGCAAGCATTTTTTTCTGGTCTGTTGGAAGGTTATTCCAATTTGTTAGATATGTTTCTGAAGAAAGAATCTTTTGTAGCACATCCGTGTTATTTGCTAAAAGCAGTTTGCTTTCATCTGGTAAATTTTTCCAAGCATTAAAGGCTCGTTCTGATCCATAAATTTTTGTCAGTAAATCTTGATTATCTGCATAAAATTCTTTAACATCATCTGGTATATTAGACCAATTGACAATTTTTTCTTGTGAATCACTAAGTACTTCTAAAAACTCTTTGTTATCAGCTTTAATTTCTTTGTCATGTAACTTGTAATCTTCCCAAAGTCCAAGATTAAGCATATTTTCAGCCATTTTTTCAGGGGTATTAGAATACAGAATGGCCTTCTTCTCTTCAAAATTAAGTTTGTCCCATTTTCCGTTGGCTTGTAATGCCTGAGTTACAGTCTTCTTGGCATTTGTATCTAAAAGTGCTTGTTGTTCCTTAAACGTCATGCTGTCCCATTTTCCGTTAGCAATTGCTGCTTCGGCAATCATTAATTTAGCATTACTTTTTAGGTCGGCATGTTTGGAAGCATATAGGAGTTGGTTCCATCCTTTTTCAGAATTTGCAGCTTCGTTAACTGCTTCTTGCGCATTGGTTTTGACTTCGCCTGTTTTTGGATCAAGAACAAGATTATTCCACATTTTTCCATATTCACTTGCTTCATTACCAACATATTTAAGTTGTTCAGCGTTCTTCTTAGCATTTTCAGCAACTTTATTTGTTGTTTTGGTAACATTCTCCAATAACTTCTCGTTATCTTCAATAAGGTATTGTGAAGCATTTCCGCTCTCTTTTATCACTTGTCCAGAAGCCAAATGAATTTTATCTTTTAGTTCAGGGAATTTCTCAACAATGGCCGCCATTTGGTTATCAAAACCTTCAGTCGTAGTCTCGTTTATTTTATCCCATTCTTCAAGATACTTCTGAGCAAATTCACCATCAAGGTTATATCCCCAATCTTTCAACCATTTTTTTTGCTCTTCTTTCATTTTAGCGGCATGAGTCTGTGATGCATTCCTTTGCTCTCCTAATGATTTTAACCATATTTCTGCTTCTTCTTTCGTAGCATTCGCTACATCACCAGTCATTGATTTCAAAATAGTTCTTTTTTGTTCCGCCGAAACATCCAGAGTATTAACATAAGCTTCCGCAGTATTCTTTGATAAATCACTAATCATTTGAGCTTCAGAAACACTCAATTGACGATTTTCGTTTGCAGCCCTTTGTCTAATCTCTTGAATTTGCTTATTATTCGATTGGATTTCTTCCACAGCAGACTGATTTAGTTTTTTCTCATTCTCAATGATTTCTTTCATTGAGTCTGTAGCGGTTCCTGGTAACTGCTTTAATAATTGATTCAATCCATCTACTTTTTTATTTAAAGACTTTTCAAGAGACTGACCCGCTGCTTCAAAATTTTCTGCCATTTTAGAAGCATCTGATTGATTAAATCCATCTTTTAATAAGCCAAACTGACCATTTGCGGCTTTGGTTTTGTCTTGCACCCCGTCTAAAGTTTTGTCAACTTCTCGTCCGACATCAGTTCCCCATTGCTTAACACGTTGGGAACTATTCCAAGCTTCTTCTCCCCAGAGTTTCCACACTGCTACACCTGCTCCAATCGCTGCAGTTGCACCTAACACCCAAGGATTCAATAAACTAAACCCTTTAGTCAATGAACCAATTTGTGTTGTGGTTCCTCCAATTTTAGCTGTTAATCCACCTAACGCCGAACCAGAAGAAGCAATGCCTTTTCCAAATCCAACAGAAACAGAACTACCTTCTGCCATCGCTTGTGTAACTTCTGCAATAGCACGTTTTTTAGACATAGCAGCCATTGTCTCAACAAAACCTTTACCTAACGAACCTACACCTTTTGTTAAAGTACCTGTTAACTTAATAGCAGGACCCATTGCAGCAGTTAATGCAATCATTTTAACAATTGTTTGCTGTGTTTTAGGATCAGCATTTGAGAAAGATTCCGCTAAGTTCGTTACGGTTTTAATCATTGGCTTAGTTGCTTGAAGCACATCTCGTAATGCTTTTACTAATGGACCACCAAACGTAATCCCTACATCTACCGCTTCATTTTTAAGCATCTTTAATTGAGATTCGGTAGTTTCGTATCGTTTGTTTGCTTCTTCTGTTAAAGCGGTGTTTTGACCCCAAGCTTTCGTTCCACGATCTACAGCGCTTTTAAATACATCACTGGCACCAGCGGCACGAAGGAGACTATCACGAAGACGAACTTCTGTTATTCCCATATCATCTAAAACAGCAATTGCAGATTGTCCATGCTCCTTCGTTTTCCCTAGGCCTTCAATAAATTTGATAATAGCACCTGAAGCATCTTCTTTAAACGCTTTAGAGAATTGTTCGGCAGACATGCCAGCAACAGAAGCAAAATCTTCTAAGGAAGTTTTTGACTTATCGGCTTCTTTGTACATTTTACTTAGTGCTTTAGAATTCATCCCTAAGTTAGAAGCCATTGTCTTAAGAGGTTTACCACCATTTAAAACCGCTTGACCAACTTCTCCGATAGTATATCCCGCACCATTGGCAATTTGTTCTAACTCACTAAATGCGCCAGTTCCTTTTTCTACAGCAAGTTGCATTTGAACCATTACTTTAGAAAATGCGGAACCGCCTGCTTCTGCTTCAATCCCTACAGAACTCAATGCAGCCGCAAATCCCATGATTTGAGCTTCGCTCATCCCCACTTGGTGACCAGCACCAGCGAGACGTAGGCCCATTGCGGTTATTTCTGATTCGGTTGTCGCAAAATTATTACCCAAATCAACAATAACCGAACCTAACTTATCAAATTCTGTCTGTGGCATTCCTGTGATGTTGGCCAATCGAGCTAAGGCAGTTGCTGCTTCTTCTGCGCTCATGTTCGTTGATTCTCCTAAGTCAATCATGGTCTTAGTAAAACCAACTACATTTTTAGTTTTGATCCCTAACTGTCCTGCTGCTTCTGCAACATTGGCAATTTCCGTGTGACTTGCAGGTAATTCTTTCGCTAATCCACGAAGACCATTTTCCAAATCTTTGTATGAGTAAACAACCTTACCTGTCGAATCCACAACTTCATCATTGGTCTTTTTCACACCTGCAAAATCAGATTCCCATTTAACAGCGGCCGTTGTTACTGCTGCAGCTCCTGCGAGAATTGGCAAAGTCACACCCTTGGTCAAGGATCCCCCAACTTTTTCCATTTTTTGTCCACTAGCAATCATTTTTTCACTAGCGTTATAAATGGCGCCAGTGGCACCAGTAGTTTTGACTTGCATTTCTGCCATCTGACCAGCTGTTTGAATTAATTGAGATCGATAATTTGCTAGTTTACCATTAGCATCTTGCAATTGAGTTGCTAACCTTTTAGTTGATTCTGTCGCTTTCCCATCTACAAATGACTCGTCATAAGCTTTTTTCAATGCAGCAACTTGTTTCTCCTGCGCCCCAATAATTTTAGTTAAACCATCAAAACGAGTGCCAAGCTTGCCCATTTGATTGCCCGCCATATCAGCGATTTTTGCATTAGCTTGCATTTCTTTCGCTAAATATCGAACTTCTTTTTTAGCATTTGCTGCACCACGACCGAAATCAGAACTATCCAAGCCTAGCTTTATAACCATATTTCCTAACGGCGTTCCACCACTCATTTAGTTACCTCCTTCCCTTTATGCGCCACCACGCTTTACTAATTCGCTTAATGGTCGCACCTCTTGTTTTTTCTTTTTAGTTTTCTTTTTCTTTGGTGCCTTCAATAAGATTTCATCAATATCCAAGCAATCAGTATTCATGAAATCCCGAATCGTCCACCCTAGATTAGTGATAGCATTACGGACAAAATCAACTTGTAACTCATAAAGTTCATCCCAAGTTAAATTTCCTCCGTCATTGCTTTTTTTGCTTCTTCATCATCTTCTTTTGAGAATCCCAAAACACGGTACCGTATGATTTCCCAAATTTTTTCGATGTCTAGTGAATCTAATCCACTCATGATTGATTCTTTAGTCACTTCTTTTTCGTCAAACAGATCTGCGACAAACTGAATTTGCATATCCAAATAATCTTTTTGTATTGGCTCCTTATCACGTTTCTTCGCTGCTTCTTCTACTTCTTTCTCTAAACGAATGTAGTCATTACGTTTTGAGAAAGGTACAAAGTCTTGAGTAAAAGTTTTTTCTTCGCCATCAATGCGTAAAGTAAGTTCAATCTTGCGTTCCATTTTTTAACCTCCAAAAAAAGGACGACTAACTAAAGCCGTCCTTAATCAATAATTTTTATTCTGCTGCTGTTACCGTTAATGTACATTCTGCTGTAAAATTACCGTCTTCAGTTGTGCCAACAAGTTTTGTAACACCTTCCGAAACAGCTGTTACTTTTCCTTGCACTGGCGTTACCGTTCCAATCGCAGCATCTTCAGAACTGAATCTATACGCTTTGTTTGTTGCGTTTTCTGGCGTGATTGTAGGTGTTAAAATTGCTGTTTCACCAACTTTTAAAGCTAATTCAGTCTTATCCAAGGTAATTCCTGTTACTGCAATAGGTAATGTTTTAAACGCTGGTACATCGACATGATCAGATTCTTTTTCTTCACCGTTAACAGTAGCAACACCTGTGACAGTAAAGTCACCTGCTAAAACATCCGTATTTGCGGCAATTCCTGTAATAGCTAAAGGTGAAACACCTTCTGCAACAGGATTAGTTTCACCTTTTTTATAAAGTCTAAATTTTTCTGGTGGAATAAACGACATTTCTTGTCCTCCTAACTTAATTCAATATTGGCCCCATCTGTGGTGGGAGTAACAGCTCCCACTGTGGGGCTTGCTACTTTTCCTGCGCTGGTGTTTCTTCACCAAATAATTCTGTTGTCAATTCCGCTAGAGCTTCTGAATTATCTGCAAAACCGACAGTAACTTTTTTACCGTTAATTTGACGAGAAACAGCAGAATAAACATATTCGCCAGGCTCTGGCGTAAAGTCGTCATCATTTAATGTTTCGCCTTTGACACCATCTAATGAGAATGTGCCTGCATACATACCGAAGCCAAGTTTTTCGCCATACAAATCTTCTGATTCGATTAATACTGCGTAGTAAGGTGGCTCTGTATCCTCGCCAATATGATAAACTTTGCTTTCCTCGCTAGCTTTTTTATGCCCTAACATTTCATGCTCAATGGCTGATGGTACATCTAAGATACCTAAGTTTGCTGCAATATCTCCGTGCCCTTTACGTGCCACGTAGTATGCAATATTTGATCCGAAAACTTTTGACGGTTCTTTGGTTAGTCCTGTAATTTCAAAGCTTGCTGCGGCCCCTTCTTTTGGCTTGCCATCAATGACATGTTTCTTACCAGCGACTGGCTTTAATTCATTGTCCAATTGTTGAATAGTGATTCTGCTAAATCCGTATGTTTGCATAAATTTTTTCCTCCTAAAAAAAAACACCAACTTAATAGTCGGTGTCGTGAATTTGTGTATTTTTTCTGTAACGTCTTGCATCTACAAAACGTTTTGTTTCGTTAAAGTACTGATCTAAGCCACCATCTAGGCGACCAAATCCAATTTGTTTCATCGTTTCTTCAACTGCTTTAGAAATTTGCTTGGTTACCATTCTGTCCATGCTTTCAACATTTATTTGATAATTGAAGCGAATTGACAAAGCTTTGTTGTTGGCAAAATAGGCGTTGTTTTGTGGACCAAGAAAGTTATCAATGATAATGAAAGGCTTGGTAGTATCCAAAGTTTCTGGTACTTCATAAAATTTAATTCTTTGAGGTGTCACAAGCTCATTAATTGTTTCATTTTCAATCAAGGCATTGTAAACTTCCATCATCATGTCTTTCATTTAGCTAATTCCTCCATATTCGACTTCATCTCTCCAAATGCTTTCGCTTGAATTTCATCAGCTGCAGCCTGTAGTTTTCCCATTCCACGAGGTCGCACATAAGTACCATAGCGTGTATAGCCGAACTCATTTAAATGGACGATAGGCGCACGTTCCTTTGAAGCCCAGCCAGTCTCAACTCGTTTTGGATTACTTTTCACACCACTACTTATAACTAAGTCATGCGTTTTTCCTGAATCTATATAACTAGCCATGTATTTTTTAACAGTCTGCTTGTTTCTTTCGCCTTGTTTTTTTAAAGCTTTGTTTGAAATTCTATTTACTCTTGCTTGACCTAGTTTATCTTCCATATTTTTGAGAATTTCTTCTAACCCTGTCACTTCGCTCATGACGTTATCCCTAGAACAATCTTGATAAAACGGTTATCTTCAAAATCTGGTGAAACATCTACGATTTCCCATTCTTTGCCCACTGGTAAAGCTCTATAGTCGTCAATAACAACTTTATGTTTGTTGCTAGGGATATAGTCTTGGTGTGGATCACGGATTTTAATTGTCAGCCCCTCTTTAGTTCCTTTTGCGTTCAATATTTCCATGTCTTTCATTGATGGATTGTAAGCTAAAGAAAAGCATTCATATAGCTTTTCGTTTTTTTCTTCTCCTGGCTCTGGTCCATCATTTGGAACAAATCTCCAAAATTCTACACGTGTTTTCAAACTACCACTATTAATTTTAGGCTTTTTATAATTAGGGTGTATCATCGTTGAACACCTCCGCATATTTTAAAGACTGCGCTAATATATCTGGCTGAAAATTTGTTTCGAAAAACTCTAATGAATCGTTATAGGCATATCGGCTGCGCTCAAATACAAGTTCTATGAAGGTTAAATCACTTTCTGGTTTAACTGGATTGATCAAAGAATCAAGGCGCAAAAAAGAAGCGGCTAAAATTTCCGTTAACGATTCATCTTCCGACGTTCCAAAAATTTTCATCCGCTTCTTAAATTTTTCTAGGTTCAGATTGGCTAACTCTAATGCTTGTTCATTAGTCATTGAATCCCTCCCCTGTTATTTCAGATTTACAACAGCCCCGTCTGTTGTTGGCGTGACTTTTTCAATCACGGGGATTGCTACTTCCCCGTCTCTGGGTCTCCATTAATTGATAATGTCCATACAGCTGCAACTTTGTTGTCTTGTGCTTTACCAAACGCAAATTGTTTTGCAGTGAATAAACGACAATCTTCTAAAGCTAATGTTTGATCGTATTCTTTGATCACTAATGCTCCTGCAGCAAATGCATCGTAACGACCACTAACAAAAGTGGTAACTTTTCCAGATTTTTGGAAATCAGATTCCACAATCCGCAATCCAAACGGTAATTTCGTAACCCAGTCTCCCATTGCATTACGAGAAGTAAACTCTGTTTCAATATCCAAAGCTTCATCTGGGCTCGCAACAATAACTACTTTACCAGCGACAGAAATACGTTTGCCATTTTCTTTAACAGAATGGTATTTACGCATTTCTTTTAATTCTTTAATCGCTGTTTTTTCATCGGCAAAAGTTAAAGTTCCTGCTGCTTCTTTCTCTGGATAAGTAGTCACACCGTTTGAAGTAGCTCCCTTTGCTAAGTCACGAGTTAAACCAATAGGCTTATCGTTTCCATCGCCATTTAGGAAAGCATCTTCGAAGCCAACAGCAAATGCCTCTTTAATTTGAGTAGTTACATAACGTTTAATCCAAACAGGACCATATTCTAATAGATCGTTTGGTAATACAACAAATGCTGTTGCTTTGCTTTGTTTTGCATCGTCTTCGCTGAAGGTTGCATCTAACTGACCTTTAATTTCGCCGAAAATTTTACCCCAAACAATGGCACCTTTTGGATCAGATTTTAAGATTTTCAATCGTAACCCTGTATATTTTAATCCTAATTCTTTTAATAATGGACGTTCTCTTGTTAAATCATTAAAAATTTCATCCACTGTTGTTTCAGGAAGTAGTTCTTCATCTTTCCAGCCTGTTTCAGTGACTGCATTAAAGAATTTCACTTCTTGAGGTGTAATATCTTTATCCATTTTTGAAGCATTGATAAATTCTTCTGCTTCCACACGAGCTTCTTTTTTTGCTTCTGCTACCATGTCTTCTGCTAAAGCATTCATAGATGCTTCGTATAATTCATTTTGTTTTTCCTGTGGATCGCCATTTTTTACAGATTCAATAAAAGCTTTACGCTTTTCTTGATAATTGACCATTCCTTTTAAATTGATTGTCATATTTAAATTCCTCCTAAAAATGTGTATTAAAATAAGAACCTAGCAAACGGCGATTCGTTCGTGGGTTCTTTGGGTTCGATAGTTTGTTCAATTGTAATTTCGTTTTGCTTCACTTCTACGATTGCTTCAGCAATCATTTCTTTTAATTCTTTTTTATTGACCATTACTACTGGTTCGTTCTGCTGATTTTTTAGTTTTTTCACTTCATTGATAATGTCTTTTGAAATAAGACCACTTCCACCATCAGCAACTAATAATGGGCGTTCGGTATTTTCGAACATGATTTCATCCGCAAAACCATTTTCAACAGCTTCTTCTGCGGTTAACCATGTTTCTTTATCCATCAACGCTAAAATTTCTTCTTTGGCCTTACCTGTTTTTGAAACATACGCATTAGCTAAAGATTTATTAGCTTTCTGTAAAATTTCGCTTGCTTTGTCCATTGTATGATAATCGCCGCCAGCCCCCATTGCGACATTGTGAATCATAATTTGACCAACTGGGCTAATAGCAACTTTGTTACCTGCCATCGCAATGATACTTGCAGCACTTCCAGCCATCACAATGTTCACTTTCACATGCCCCTCATAGGAACGCAAAGCTGTATAAATTTCATTCCCCATGTCCACTAGCCCACCATTAGAGTTGATAGTCACTTCAACATCTTCATTGTTTGCAGGTAACAAATCTAAAACATCGTTCGGGGATGTTGATTCCATGTCAAACAATTCATAGAACCATTTATCGTCATTAGAAATGATTGGTCCGTTAACTTTGATTTTCACTGTCATCTTTATCTTCACCCCCTTTCAATTTTTCATAGTTTTTAGTAATATGATGCTCATTCATAAATGCTTCCTCTGATTCTTCATACTCAAAATCAATTAACACTTGGTTAGGCGTGAATACTCCAGAAGCAATTAATTTATCAATTTGTATAGCTTGTTCATACGGATCACGTTTAAGAACATTCATGATTATCACTCGTACACCTTGTTGGTACTCATATTTTTCCAAAACTTTATTATTAAGTTCTGATTGTAGTTTGTCCTTCAATTGAGTAATACAAAGTTTTTGATAGGCTTTTAGATTAAATTCTAGATCGGCCATTTCTCCATGTACTAATGCAGAAGGAACACCAATGGCACGACAAACATCATTGATTAATGACTTTTTCATTTGATCCAATTCTTCCAAAGATTGATTAGACGAGCCCGTTTTATTTGTGTACTCTTCGTATTTAAAACCTTTCAGTTGTGGAACTATTGCTACCGAGTTATTTCTAAAAGATTTGTATATCTTATTAACGAATGCCTGTATTTTTTCTTGATCGGTTCTTCCGTTTCCGTCCTTTTTATCTCCATAACTACCTGTTTGATCAATGGAAACACCTGCTCGAATTTGATTATTTCGCATAGAAACTTCTAAGATACGACCGAAAAGTTCACCATAATCATTGAATAGACCATCGGTGAACTTATCTAATTTTTCATTGTTATATTGAAGGTAAATAACCTCAGACATTTTAAAGTTTCTCTGATAGGTGTAGTTTTTCATAGTTACTTCCGAAAACGTATCTTCGTAGAGTGCATATTCATTTCTATAAAAATCATCTGCAATCAATAACTGATTATCATCGGAAACAATTACTAACACTTCGTTATTTTTTAAAAGTGTATAAAAGAACTTTTGCCAAAAATCGTTTGCTGACATGTCTTTATTGGGGCGTACGTTTAGTAGATAGTCCCATTCTTCTTTCGTGGCACCTCTTATTTGTACCTGCATTGTTGACATGGTCCTAGCGACAAAATTTAAAACAGAATCTAAAGCCCAGCGCTTTAAGTATGCTCTAGTAGATACGTCGTTTATAAACTCAAAATCCAACATTTCTTGAATAGCTTTGTTTTTAGCTGACGTACCTTTTAACAAGTCAAATAAACTCACTCATTCACCCCCTTTCCGTCGACATCTAGTACTATTTATTTTATTTTTCCTAAAAAATGACGACCCGATTTATTTTCTTTTTTTGCTGGCACATCCCATTTATAGCCGTTATGAGTAACGAATGTCTTTTTGAAATATGCAATATTGTTTCCATAAGCTGATTTCGTTGCCCTAACAATATTTAGGTATTGTGGTTTATACATAACTATCACCTCTTAAAAGTCTAATTCTTCTAATATATCGAATGCATCTTCAAAATTATAATCTGTGAGTTCATCTGCTAAATACATACCGCATACAAATGCTTTAAATCCATCTGTTTTCCTTCTAACTTCTTCTTTTTTTAAGTACGTCTTATTTCCATCATTGTTTGTCTTTACTAATACATTATTCGTGTACCATCGCATTAACGGATTTTCTCCAAAAATGATGTGTCTATTAGCAAACGCCGTTTCTATTCTCGGTGCAAGCAAACTATCGACTGCTCTAGGATTTTTTATCACAACCACTTCAAATCCCGCAGCTATTAGTAACGGTCTCAATACATCCATTCTGAAATTATCGGCAACAATTTTTGTAACTCCGTATTTATATCGTTGTTCAACAAACCAATCGACCACTGTTTGTGGCTCAATTGTAGCTCCATCAACTACAGATAATAATCCTCTGTTTTCCCATTCTTTTATCGGTGCGAATCGCTCTTTTGTTTGTTCTGATGCTTTCCTAGAGTATCCGTAATATATGTCTGCAAATTGCTTTCTAACAAATGAATGTGTTTTAAAAACATAGTCATCCTTATCTTTAAATAAAAGACCACATGCGGCAAAATCTCGCAAGCTAGCAAAGTCCAAACATCCAATTGCTTGTCTACCTTCTAAATTTGGTAAAGGACGATTGGTGTCCATTATTTCTTCGTAACTAGCCACTGATCTTTCTAAATCTGTAACTGGTAAATTCATTCTTTTAGTCATAAATTCTTCTCTATTTGACGGATCGTCCTCTAAGTCTTCGTATTCTTCAAAAATAGTTTCTAAAAGGCTCTCGGCATACTCTGATAAAGGTTGATGAAACATCGGATTTGCTAATTCCCAGTTTTCTGATTCTGTCACTTGGTCTTCTGAATCTAATTTGCAAATAAAAGGGAAAATAGCATTAGGTCGACTAGAACCGTTTAACACTCTTTTGGCTTTTTCTTTAAGAGAATCTAAAAATCCCTCTCGAACATATCCATCTGTTCCTACATAAAATTCTCTAGGATTCGGCTTTTTTCCTAATCCAGAAATATGCACTTTTACATCTTTGTTCGAAGGGTATTGGTGAATTTCGTCGAAAGCCACCGCTCCATCTCTTAAACCATCTTTAGTATCGCCATTCGACGTTCTAAATCTTATATAGCTACCAGTTTTTTTAGAGGTTATAACTGTTTTCCCATACTCGAAAGCTTTTTGAAGTGTTTTATTTCGTTTGATTGTATTGTAAATTTCTTCGAAAGAAGTTTTTGCTTGATCTTCTGAATTCGCAACAATCGAAATATTGTAATCTAGAATTCCATGTAATTCAGTTTGTAAAAAATTAAGAACGACAGAAAGAAGACCATTTTTACCGCCACCACGGCCAAACATCCATAGAAATTTACGATAAAAATTTCTGTTATTCTTTTTAAAATACAAAAAGACGAAAGCAATCAAAAATTTTTGAAATGGCTGTAATTCAAAAAACCATTTTTCACCATAATTGATGCAATCGTCTATCATTTTGTCATTAAAATATATATCATCTCTTGAAAGTATATCTCTTTCTAGATATTCTATTAGTTCAATTCTTTCTTTATTAAGTTTTATTTCACCTTTTTTATATTGTTGTATATAGTAATCGACATGTTTTTGCTTAATCATACTAAGTCACTCTCGCTATAATTATCATCGTCAACGCTAGTCACTATTTTTGTTGATTCATCTAAATTAAGGTCTTTTCCTAAAGCAATCAATGCACGTGAAATTTTAACTTTTTCGGCGATTGCTGGATTGATTTTTAAGTATTTCTGCGCTCCGTTTTCAAACTCTACAATCGTTCCATACTTAGAAATAGACGAATTCATTTTTTTATAAAGCTTTACTAAATCAAGGTATCTCTCGACTTTTTCAACTTCTAGTTGATCGTTTTCGTCAATTTGACTCATCAACTGTTTTTTCAAATCTGCCATTTTCAATAGCAATCACCCCCCTATAAAAAAAATTAACGTATATTTTTAGACAGTTGACCCCATCCACCGGTTCCCGCAGTCCCCACTTTAGGGCAAAATATTTCGATGGGGGGTATGCTGTCCACCACTTTCTTTAGTTTTAAGCTGTGTTTCTCCCACGACTCCAAAATGTTCTTTCAATGGATTATTTTCACTATAAACGCTAACGAATTCGTTTAAGTAACCCTCAGGAATAAGAATCGTTACGAAATAACTAGTTGCATCTGATTGATTCGACAAATCAAAACTTACTTTATCAAACGATTTGAAACTGTCCTCTACCACCATTCATCATCCCACTTTCTTTTTCTTTTCGATTCTCTATAGTTAAATCTACCGTGCCGTTTATTATGACAGTCCTTGCACAATGTTCTTAGGTTGTCTATATTCAAGGCATGCTGCGGATAATGTTCCAACTCTTTAATGTGATCCACTTCAAGAATAGAATCATACTGGGTTGTTAACTTACCTTCTTGTTTGCACCACTGGCATTCGTAATGATCACGCTCTAAACATTGCTGTCTTAATCTTCTCCACTCTGATGAGCCATAGAACTTTGCTCGTGCTTGTTTGGATGATACATCAATCATTGTTGGCAATATTAGAAAGGTAAGTGTTAACCAACGCACGTTGTACTTGCAGCACACCTTCAATACCTAGCGACTTAACATCAAGTTTCAATCGTTCTTTTAAGAACTGTGCATTGTGATCTGCTTCAAGTGTTTCTTTCTGAACGTAATAAAGTAATGCTGATGTCTCATCCATCTTCAGCCCATATACCGAAATGATTTCAATAAACAATTCTGCAAGCGCATCTATATCTTTCTCCTCACGAACCTTCTTCATGATCTCTAAGAACTGTGCCTGCTGTTTTTTAATCTGTTCTTTTTTACTCATTTGTTATCACCTCACGTACTTCTTTATATTCTCTTGTATATGTTTATCTTCCCAACAACCGACGCCGTAATAGGCCGCATCAATCTCTTTTGTTGTAGATTCTCTCATCGTTTCGACAATGGATGCATTCTTCTTTATTCTCACAGATATTACAACACGTGATGCATCGAGCGAGTGGTTCGGTGGCGGATATTTACGTGTTAACGATACAAACAAATAATTTTTCATACTCTCTCTCCTAATTGTTTTTATGTATTTTATTCAGCAAATTACTTTTTGCTATACTATTTATGGGTAGAAGATTCTTTTTGTAAGTAGCAACCAACAATTTTTGCACGAATGCTACCTAGCCAATAGTTCCCATTTCTAGTGTTTTTTTATATACAAAAAAAGATCACTAGAATGTGTGATCTTTTTGTACATAGGTGTAATCATTATTGTAAAACAATGTTTGATTTCACGTCTGTATTATTCCACTTTCAATAATCCTTTTTGCGTAATCAATTCAGCAATTGTTTCCCTAGAAAGATTATTTTCCCTATACTTTTCTAATAATTTTAATAGTTCACTTGTTTCTATAATAAGAGAGCCATATTTCCCTTTAGCAATATCAATCTGTTTTTGATCCACCGGATCTCTTTCGCTTAATGCTTTATTCCTTTGATGATTAATAATTAACAATTTATAGATATTTTCTTCCGGGATTTCTGGATGGTCTTCTATAAAATTCGTGAAATGATTATCTAATTGAGATAAAAAAGACGTTTTTACATTGCTTGTTTTACCTTTTATCTCTCCAATAAAAACATTATTCCCTATAGAAAATGAAATATCTTCTTTTTTCTTATCTTCAAATCTTGATAAATCAACATTTAGCATTTCTTTGAATATTTCAAAAACAACTTCAACCAATTCATCAGACTGAGTATATAAAATAGATTTCATCCGTTTATTCTCATTCAATTGTGTTTCAGCCTTCTCTATTCTATCTTCAAGATCAGATATTTCTTGTTTTGTCATTTGAATAGTTTCAAGCTGTTTAACGTCATCGAACATCTTAACCTCCCCCATCCATTCTGGGATCTCTTCAGTTTTACTTTTGATTAATCTTAATTCAGTTAAAAAATCCATTAGTTCTTTTGAATTGTTTATGCTTAGTGTTGTCACGAAGATATTACCACTGTTTATTGTAGTAGCTTTTTTACTCCTAATAGATTGGGTTAACGTGCTATAATAAGTCGAATCATTCATAATTGTAAAATCAGAGCTAAGTGTTCCTTTATTGACCTTAGTTTGAGTTGCACCATACATTAGCTCAATAGTAATACCAGATAATAAATCGATGCCCTTATGAACTTTTTCAAGATAATCTTTTAATCCGTATTGATAGATTTGATTCTTAGGTAATGAAATTACTAAATTCTGTTTAGAGTTATCTATCAATTTGCGAATTGTTACAAAATCGTTAGCATATTTCGTTCCGTATTGATAGAAGCTATTTTCTAGTACAGACCATAATTCTTCACTATCCAAATCTATAAAGTTTAAATCATAATCATCAAAATCTTTTGGACTTAGGATAGATGAACAAGTAATAATATCACTTGCGAAATTTTCTTCATTGAATCCAATGTATTGTATATTCATCATGTATAACCTCATTCTTTTTTTCTCTATAATACTATAGATTTTTGAAAAAAAGAATAAGAAAAAGACTGCACTCTTACGCGGAGTCTAGGATAGGAGAGAAAATCTTAACCGTCATCTGATCGTAAAGGTAGTTACATTTGACTTATTGACGATTTTTTATTTAAGTAGCTTATGCCACTTACTGGAACAATAGGACTCGAACCTATACTAACGGTTTTGGAGATCGCTGCTCTACCGATTAAGCTATGCTCCATTAACTCTCGCAAACCTGTAGAAAAAAGAGAGAGGAAATTCACCTCACTTCTTTAGTTTTATAATTGGTGGTTTGCGAGAGAATCTAAATGAGATCACAAGTGACTAAACGAAGAAAGTAGAATTTTTTTACTTCCTTGTAATCTCAAATCAAAAAAATAAGTAGGCAATCGTTCCGTTAATGTATTTGTGTAAGTGTGTCGCATTTCTTATTTTTTTGACACTATCATAATAACCCGTTTCAAAGGTATATGAAGTGTAGATAAAGTGTATAAAAGAAGTATAAAAAGTGTAATAAATGGCTACTTAAAAGCAACCAGTTCCAGTGCCGAAGCAAATTGAACAATAATCATATTAGATTCTTGTTTCACTGATTCTTCGCTGATGCAATTCCGTTGCGCTGCTAGATAGATCGGATTGCCGTTGATATAACGGTCATAGAAGATTCTCTTTCTTCGCTCGGTAACATCTGGTTTGTGCGGATGCTGAATCGCAGAATAACCTCTAACAAAAAGCTTATGAAGATAATCAAACTCTTCTTGTGCTTCTTCTTTCTGGATTAACATTTGTTCGGCTTCGAAAACGTTATTGGCCGTTGATGGTGGAACCAAAGAGAATGAAGCTGTTACTTTTGGTTCCCTCGGCTGGCCAACACGACATCTAGCAGCAAGGTACGCAGACAAGAATACACTGACGTTATGTTTCGTTTGTTCCATGTCTACATCCTTTGCATCTGGTGTTTCATATTTCTTTACGTCAAAAAGTACCATTCTTTGATTCCCCCGTTTATGGTATAATATTCGTGTCGAGAATATTACCAACAGCCGGAGGAATCCGGCTTTTTTGTTGTCTTAAATTCCATTTCCATATACTATAAATGTATCTCTTTAGAATAATTAACGGAATTTGTAAGGAGCCTGTGAAATGAAAAAGTATTTATTCACTATTCTATTAAGCTTGTTCAGTCTTATCGTTATAACTACTTGGGTTAGTGGTTATGACAATAAGGGATTCCTATTTGCTATTACAGATTTTATAGGCACGAATCTGCTTATCAAATCCCCTAAGTTAGATGAATTTTATATGAATCAACCTTATTCTGTAAGAATGTTTAGTTCATCTTTAATTCATTTTATTTCATATTTTTCTCTGGGATTAATTATAGATATTATCAGGAACTGGTTTAAGTCTCTTAAAACTTAATTATCTTCCAATTAATGGTCGCTTGGTTATTTCTATTGGCTAAAATTTTGTATTCCTGTATTATTTATGTGTTTCCATCCGAGACAATCCTTTTATTTTTTCTGTTGTTAGTTTCATAATTTCAAAGGAGTAAAGAATTCTTTGTGGTAGACCAAATCCTCCATTCCTTTCTCACAAATTCACTGGCTCTTTTTTATAACCAGCATCAATTAAAATTCCCTCAATCACATAAAGATCCGTTTTCTGCTTTAAACTAGCCTTAAATTTCTTGGCAATATTTCTAGCTTTGTCTAAAGAAACGACTTCATATGTTTTAGCCAATGCATCCGCAATTATTGCGGATGTTGGCGTATAATAAATCTCCAGCAAAATGAACACTCACTTTCTACGAGATTATTCTTCGATTTCTTCTTCATCATCTTCAACTGTCTTTTCAGGGAAAATGATGTTCTCTTTGTTTTTGCTCCAAGAATCTGCAAACGGTGCAAAATGTTGGCGTGCAAGTTCAACTTGGTTGATTAGATTTTCAACTGAAACATCATGATCAGACGCAATTTCTTCTAGCGCTTCCCCTTCATCTATTCGATGCAATACGCCACGAACGTTGATTGTTACTGATTCTGGCCATTCGATAGTCGTTGCTTTCTTTATGAATTCGTCAATGGTTTCTTTCGATACTTGCACAGCAACTTCTTCGACTTCTTGCACATCATCGCCCATTTCTAAAGAAGTTTGTTCTTCTTTTAGAACTTCAACTGTCCCGTCGTTATTTACAACATATTCGACATTCGGCTTATTGGTCTGCTTGTTAACTGGTACCTTGTATTCTACTGTTTCTGGCTCAATGGTCGTTGATACTGTTTTGCCTAAAAATTCGTTTAAACTTTCATATTTTCCTTTTAATGAAGCGTTGCTAACCACTAATAGCACTTCGATATTTCCGTTTGATTTAGATGTCACTTTTTTCACTTCTGGTCTAAAATTTACTTGTTTTGTCATTTTATTTTCCTACTTTCTTTTAATAATTAGTTGCATCTTTCCATTCGTAATCGAAATTATCGGTTATAAATGGTTTTTTCTCATTAAGCGGCTTAGTTACGCCTTGTGTAATGACTTTAAAATCATTTGATCTAATAACAATCGCCTCGACTGGATGACCATATTTCATGGCAAACAGTCTAAATCTAATCTTATTTGATTGATCAATGCCATAGGCTCCAAAACTATTTTTTATATCGATTACATGTAGCCAATTGCCATCGTGGTCCTTGATGATAAAATCTGGCGAATAGGCAATGCTCGAAATGTTACCTCCTGGTATTTCGCACTTCTCGTGTATTGTAAATCTTGGGTGTACCTCAAAAGGTAACCCACAATTTTTGACAAACTTTGTATAAAAGTTAGCTTCCTTCTGGCTATCAAATGTGTAACCATCAATCGTGACTTTATTTCCTCGCTTATTCAGGGCTGTTGGTGATTGCATTGTTTTAACTCCCTTTCCTTGGTCGCAGTTTCCGCTCGAACTGCTTTTCCATCTTTGTTGCATTCAGGACATGGAACGAGCGTTGCATAATTAAATCTGTCTTTTCCCCAAATCACACGCTGATCTTGACATCTAACACACTTCATTCTTATTTAGCCCCTTTCATCCAGGCTTGATTACTTTTGGTTGCTTTTTCAATTGGTTCCTTTTTAAAATCTACTTTGGTAGATTTTGCTGTATACCTATTCGGTTTTTCTGGCATTATGATGGCTTCCTTTACTTCTGAAACAGTTCCGCCAGATACGATTGTTGCAATAGCTGCTATCTCTTTTTGCTCAAATAGCACAGCATCTTTTAAATTGGCTACTGGTCGACCATCTTTGCCAAGATAGGCTGAAATTTTCACTACATACGGCATTGAATGATTCCCCTTTCTATCGATTTTTTTTAAGGCTTTAAAATGCGTTTTAAGCCGTTTTTCTTTCTTTACGCCTATTTATATTCGCTTGATTGTAAAACTGTCCTACGCTGAATATATTCGCTAAAAATAACATTTCAGATGCCTGCTACTCGTTTGTCTGATGTCCCTTCAATTTTCATCACAAAACCTTGTGAATTACTCATGATACGAGAAAGAATTCTCTCACCATAAGCTTGACTCATTTCTTTACCAGTTAAATTGGTTGTAAATACTGTTGCTTTATTCTGCCGAGCTTCTACAATGCGATTTAAGGTGTCATTGTTAAAGTTGGTACTGTCATTCCCTTTAACGCCTAACTCGGCCCCTAAGTCGTCCAAAACAACTAAATCAGCGCTTTTTATCTCTGCCATTAAGGTTCCTGTTATTGTCTTTCTGGCTTGTTCATCTTTCATCGCAAATTTTAGTTGTTCTAAGAGTTCCGCATAGCTAATAAATAAGCAGCGTTTATCATAGTTTGATTTCTCCAACACTTCCCAAGCCGTTGACATAGCTAAATGACTTTTACCAACACCGCTTTTTCCTGAAAGAATCATATGAATTGGTTTATTCAAAAGAATTTCAGTTGTGGCTCGATTGGCAATTTCAAAAGCAAGCTTGGTTTCTGTGTCTACTGTTTTGTATGTTTTAAAACGACAATTAATTAAATTTTTGTCGGTATAAAGCGAGCTATATTTCAGGTAATTAATCGCTCTAGCTTTCAAACTATCGTTAAACATTTTCTCTGTTTCGAGATCTTCGGCTTTTTTGCGTGCTTTATATCCACATTCCATGCAAGTTGGCGGACATCTATCGGACCCATCCTTGTTTTTTGCACGCCAAGCATAAAGATTTCCATTGCACTCTGGACATGGATCAGGCGTGATATAAAGCAACGTTTTAATCATTTTTGAAAATCCATCTGATGCTGACTGCATTCTTTCACTTCCTAAAATCCAAGATCATCGTAATCCGAATGACCTGTGTTTGATTTCTGTTGTTTGGTTGTTTTCTTTTGCTTCCTTGCCGCTTCTCGTTCCTCAACAGATTTGAATCCTCTTTGTTCCCAATCTTTCAATATGGCATTGATATAGTTATAATTTCTTGCGTTTGCATCAATAGCAATTTCAATAGCTTTAACAATTAATTGTTCAGCATCTTTTTGACTAGCTCCGATTTTTTCAAAATCAGAAATCCAATAATCAAAATCAGTCATGGTTTTAGACGACATCAATCCAAATCCGTTATTTTCCCAAATTGAACGAATGGACGACCCTTTATTGTTATTATTAATATTCTTTTCATTCTTATCATTCTTTTCATTCTTGTATGTGGACAACTGTTGGACACTTGTTGGACGGTTGTTGGACACTTGTTGGTCATTGACTTGATAGTCATCCCAATTATTTATTGTTATAACGCTGTATTTCGGGGTTGATGAGATGGACAACATTTGCTCGTTTTCAAATTTTTTTAACCATCTCCATAACGTACGCCCGACAATCTGTTGGTCACGTGGAACACCTTCATTGAACTCTTTCTCAATAACGGCGCGCCCTGTGACGAATTGACCGCTGGACACGGCTATCTCTTGACCATTAAAAATAAATCTACTTTCTTTATGGCTCGCCTTCATTAAACATAAAGACCAAAGTTTAAACATATTAGCGTTGGTCCAAACGAATGAATTGGTCACTTTCCGATACAATTTTATATATCCAGTATTCATTCGTTATGCACCTCCTATAAATCGTCCATACTGGTAAAATTTGTAATTTTGTTGTGTCCTCTACAATATTCACAAATCCCACAACTAACTGGTTCTTCTTCGCCGTTTTTCACTCGCACAACATGCTCGATGTTTTCTTTTAATTCTTCTAATTCGTAAATCATTTTTTCTTCGCTAAGAGTGATTAGTTTTGCTTCACTAGGTGTTTGTTTCGAAACGGCTGCAATGAGAGGAAGAAAATTTTTGTCATATTGTTGCCGAAGCAGTTCGCAATAAACAGCCATTTGTAACACGTAACCGAAGCGTTCAATGAAGTTTGCTTTTCTGTTTAAACGTTCATCCCATTTCTTCTCATGCATATCTTTGGTTGTTTTGATGTCTACAAAATACTTTTCTTCTAAATTTAAACAATCGATTTTCCCTTTCCACATTGCACCGCCAATTTCACCTGTGACGATCACTTCTTTTTCGCCTTGATAAATATTTAAAAAGGCTTCTTCTTGTTTTAATCTTTCAATCATCTGCTCCGCAATTTGGAAATCTTTCAGTAGACCAAACGGTTTTCTTGAAGAAAACATCTTGCTTTTATTTTCTTCTTTAAATGCTTCATGAATTTTTGGTGATTCAAAGTAAGAATGAACATAATTACCAACTAGCAAGGCTTTTGGATCACTCTCTGGTGTCCATTCACCTTTTAACTTGGCAAGAGCTGCAGTTTCACATTCAAGAAATTTTTTATATTGAGAGACAGACATATAAGCTAGGTCCGCTTCTTGTGAATAATAATTTTCATCAGAAAGGATAATCGTCTTCTTCAATCGTTGAGACATCAGCTTCACTCTCTTTCTGATTGGTTTCATAACCAGCCATCACATCTAAAGTTTCCTGAACTGGTTCTTCTAAAATTTGGTCCGCCACTTTCGTTAAATCATCTTTTTCAACTGGTTTGGCTTGTTCAATATCGTTTTCTTGCTCAATAACTTTTTTATTGTTGGTAAATATTTTTTCTTCGAGTACCGCTGTTTGTTCTTCTCGCTCTGGTGTCACATCTTTTCGTTCGAATTCATTTTCGAGCGTGTCTTTAGCAGCTTGCACAAATAAATCATTATCGTTACTAGTATTGATTAAATATTTAGCAGCTCGATTGATGACAGTTCTTTTTGCCATTTCTTCTGGAAAATCATTCTGAACATTTTTTGTTTTTGCTTTGCTCCATGATTTATCAATTTGTTTCTTTGTCATGACCGTTGTTACTTCTTTACCATTTGCTAGCTTAATGACCACATAAGCAGCCTTAATGTCGTTGTCTAGGTTTTCGAAGGATGTTTCATGTTTAGCAACAACTAAGTCGGGACCGTCCATAGCAATTTCAAATACATCGCCTTCCCTTACTACAACAGGCGTGATTTCTGCCCCTCCTGTTACTCGATCTAATACAGCCATGGTTCCGAAATATGAGCGCATAAGCTGAACTTTATTTCCATATTTAATGAAATAACATTGTTTTTTTGCTGGCGATAATCCTTGGATGACCATATCAAGCAAGGCGTTAGAAATAGATGTTTTAGTTTCTGGATTGTTAGCTGCCAACTGAAGAAGGTTCCCTCCTGAATTGTTGGTTAGTTCAAAGAAAGCACTTTTCAATGCATTCTGTGGACTATAACCTGGTGGCATTTCTAATCCCTGCTCTTGCAATCTATTCAAATTTCCGATGACTTGTTCATCTAAAGATCGTTGTGTTATTTGTGTTAAATCGTTACTCATTGCCATTCTCCTCTTCTTCGTCATATTCCCATGTTGGCTCTAATGCTTCTTTTTCTTCTGGCGGCTCTTGTCTAGCTCCTAATGAATCAAATTCAGGCATTTTCACCACTCCCAGAATATTTTCGTTTTGTTTTCTTCAAGTTCAACGTGATCAAATCCTTCTGTTTCTAATTGAGATAAAAACGTTGATGTAAGACCTTTACTATTCACCACACAACTTGTATTACCATTTGTTGCTGCAGTTCGAATTGATTGAACAATTCTATTTTGAGCATTCGCTAACATTAATTCGTAAACATCATCACTTAAACCTCTTACTTCAATCATTGCAGTTCACCTCGTAAAAATGCAGTTAGTAGTTCATCCATAGATTTTTCATTTGCAGCATCTTCGGCTTTTTCTGCTACGCATTCTGGACAATCACAAGATTCGCTTATACTTAATTGCTCTTTTAGATCACCTACAAGTTTTTGCAAGAGTATAGCTAACCCGATAACTGAACCACAAAACGCAGTACTTCCTTGGCCTGTTTCAAAATTTGTAGCACATAGAAGAAGTTCAACATTCTGTGCCTTACATTCTTTTTCAAGTTCAATAATCATTCTTTCAATTTTTCTATTCATGTGGTACACTCTCCTTGAATTTGATATTTGTAACTGACCTACTTTGATGGCCGTCGAAGTGGGTCTTTATTTTTGTTTTTTTACTTCTCGATCTTCCAATGCTAAATCGTAGTAGAGCAACCAAATGATAAAAGCTGCTATATATATGTTTTGGATTAATGGACCAATATTGCCACCTACTAAAAGCCCCAAGCCAAAAACGATTAGCAATGCCGCTATACGTCTTAAATGATAGATTTTTCTCAATGTGATCATCCTTTCTTTAAAAACGATCTTTCGTCTCCATGAATTCTTTCCAATGAATATCTATAAAATGAGCGGTCATCTTAGCATGAAACTTCCAAGGCATCCCTTTACTAGTTGGGAACTTTACGAATCCGCCGTTTCTTATATCTACCTCTTCGCGATATTTATAGAAAACGAGTTTCCAGTCACGTATATCTTTCCCACCTAGGCGGTTAGTAACATCTTTTGCATTCCACGTCTGACCAATTAAGGTTTGATTTTCTAATTCTAAAATCTTTGCCTTTTCAATCAGAATCAAATTAGACGGTATCTCAATTGAAATTTTTGATTCTATCAGTTGCGTCATCTTAATGACCCCCTATCTAATTTTGTAGTATTCAATAATTGCGGTTAGCGTTTCATGAGCCTTTTTACTTTGATTTTTCCCAGAAAGATAATCATTCAAGTCTTGTTTTGGAATATTGAAGTATGTTGCTACAGTGACTAAAGAAATCCCCTTTTTATCAAAGTATTCACGAATTTTAGTTCTGCCTGTCGTTGTATCTGGCATGTTATTTACCCCTTTCTTTAGTAGTTGGTAAGTTAATTAGATAGAATTGGAAAAATGTGTTGACAAAAAGTACCCGAACATATACTATTAAACCATAGATAAATAAGCCTATAACAAAGCCTTTATTTTGCACTCGGTCGCCAAACTTCATGCATTAAGGTGTGTTTTAGTTCGCTTTTTTCTATCTAATTAACTTACAAACAAATAATAATACAAACTTATACATTTGTCAACGACAAAATATAAGTACAGATACTTTTTATTTGTTTTAGAATGGAGAATACTTCTATGACACTGTTTGAAAGGATAAAATCTTTAGCAAAAAGTAAAAACAAAAATGTTAAGCAACTAGCTCTTGAACTGGGATTTAGCGAGAACTTATTTTATAAATGGAAAACAAGTTCTCCTAAAGCAAAGGATTTAGAAAAAGTAGCAGAATATTTTAATGTGTCTGTAGACTACTTACTTGGTAGAACAGATAATCCAAATCCTGTTGAAAAGAAACAGCTAACAGTTGAGGAAGCTTTATCTTCTGTTATGAGCAGTGATGGAAAACCGCTGACTGAAAATGATAGAGAAATTTTGTCAGGCATTATTGAAGCGTATTTGGAGAAGAAAAATAAGTAGGTGTTGTTGTTGAGGAAACAAATTGAAATGATTGTTAAAGAGTTAGGTGTAATCATCTTAGAAAAAGAGGATTTAGATGCAGATGGACATTATATTGCGTCGATAAATACCATCGTTTTAAAAGATTCTTTGGACGAATGGAATAAAAGAAAAACCCTTCTTCATGAATTAGGCCACGCTAGCGAACATCAACATAACTACCAATTATATAATTTAGCTTTTTCTTTACATTCTAAAATGGAGCATGAAGCTGATGTATTCATGATTGACAATCTCTTAGATGATTATATGTCTAAAACTGGTTTAACTGTTGAACAAGTTAACTATATGCGTTTTATAGAAGATGCTGATATTGATGCACGTTATGAAGAGTGTATAAGAACTCTTTTGTTTAATAAACTACGAAGAATTAATTTTGCATAAAAAAGCCCGTGTGGGGACACGGACTTCAATCTCATTTCGAGATTTAACTTATGAAAATATTATAACAGAAATGAGGAATTTTTAGTGAAAAAGATGTTTTTTGGGGTAATAATCTTAAGTTTATTTGGAGTATCATTATCAGCATGCAACTCTAAAAATGCACAAGAAAGTAAAAGTAGCTCTAGTGAAATATATGAGAAAAAAGAACTCTCACGTAGTGATATTGAACTTATAAAAGTTGGAAATTCATCCAAAACTGTTTATAAAAAATTAGGTTTACCTATGAAAGAATGGGATAGTAATTTTGTTTATGATGAACTTAATAATGCTGTGAATAGGGACAAATTAATGATTGATTTATTAGACGGTAAAGATAATGAAAAACTTGTTCCAAAGTATAAGAAGTTATCTGAACATGGAGAATCGGCAAAAGACATAAAAAATCTTAATATGTTACAGTATGCATTTGAAGATAAAACTTCTACTTCTACTTTTCTAATTTGGATAAATCCTAAAACAGATAAAGTTGTATATTTAAGTGAACGAAATTATTTAGATGAGAATGGCCAACATCCTGAAGAATCTTCTGATGATAAAACTACTGAAGATACTAATAGTATAGATATGAATAATAAAACAGCTGCTGTCGGAGACACTATTTCGTTTTCTAATCAGCAGACTAATGATAGTTTAGAAGTAACAATTAACTCTGTTACAAAAAGTAATGGAGACGATTGGCATAAACCAGAAGGACTATACTATGCCAAAGTGGATTTTTCAGTTAAAAATACAGGAACTAAACCTTTTGATGTGAATGCGCATATGTTCGAGTTTTATGATTCCAACAATGTAAAATCTAATCTGGATTCTTGGGATTATTTTTCTGAAAATATACAAGCCGGCAAATCTGCAAATGGATCCGCATACTTCGATATTACCAATGATGGGAATTCGTTTGAAGTTTTCTTTGCAGACAGCTCTTGGAAGGGTAGCTATTAATTTTTTTCTTATCCCCTCTCTGGTGAGTTCTAGCATGTTCGATTCATGCTAGGGGTTTTTAAGTGAATATTCGGGGTGATACAATGGCAAGTATAAAAAAATTGAAAAGCGGATGGCAATTTCGAGTCTCTTATAAAGATAAAGATGGCCGATATAAAACAAAAAGCGTCAATGGGTTTTCAACAAAAAAAGAAGCGCAATTGGCAGCCTCAGAAATTGAAGCTAGGTATTCTAAAGGATACTCACTAAAAGAAGGCGAAAAATTATTTCATGAGTATTTTCGAAATTGGTTTGAAGTTTACAGGAAAGGCAAGTTATCACAAGACAATGACGGTGATATTCGTCGGGCTGTTGATTTTAGTGAGAAATATTTTCCTGATACAAAATTAAAAGAATTGACTCGACAAGAATATCAAAAGGCCCTGAATGACTATGGGGAAACACACGCTACAGCTTCAGTAAAAAAACATCATACGTATATGCGAGCTGCTCTTAAAGATGCTTTGGAAGAAGGCATTATTCATAGAGACCCTACCTATCGAGTACAAGCTATAGGCAAAAAGAATCCTAAGCACGAAGAATTGAAATATTTGAATTATCAAGAGTCTATCCATCTAGTTCACGAAATATTAGAAGGTATAAAACCCACTTATACTTCTCGATTTATTATTCTGTTTGGTATTGCGACTGGTTGTCGTTTTTCAGAAATTATAGGCATGACTTGGGACTGTATCGACTTCAAGAATAAAACTGTAAAAGTAAATAAAACATGGGACTATAAATATACAAATACATTCTCTAATACGAAAAATTATCAATCAAAAAGAATAATCACTATTGATGATGATACGCTCGATTTATTAAAGAAATTACAGTTACATCAAAAAGAATATTATTTAAAATCTGGTCTACGCAACGAAAATAATTTAGTATTTTTGAATGACAATATGGAACTTGTATCGAATACAGCTGTAAATAAAGTCCTTCGTAAATTCTGTAGAAAGATCGGTACAAAAGAATTGACTTGTCATGGTTTAAGGCATACCCATGCTTCAATAATGTTGTATAAAGGAATAAATATAAAATATGTATCTCGTCGCCTTGGACATAAGGACATTGTAACCACTTTACAAACCTATCAACACATTTTAGACGAGATGGAACAAAAAGAAAGTAATGCTGTTAATGAAGTGATGAAACAAATATATGTATAATTTTTTTGCATTATTTTTGCATCAAGCAGTTAAAAACAGCCATAAAACCAGCATTTACAAGCTAGGTTTTACGACCGCCGTCTCCATTTTTAGAAAAGTAGAGAAAAACAAAAAAGAGCTAAAACCTTATAAAATAAAGGTTTTAGCTCTTTTTTTCTATAAGCAAGAGAAGGCTCGTTACCTCCTCTTACACTTCCTATCACATTATCTTTCTAAAACCACTTCATTTTCTTTTTCTATTGGTGATTTTGGGTATTGCATAGAACATGGCTAA